ACCTTGAACAACTAATTGTGAAATCTTTATATAGACCATATTTCTTTTCAGTTTTTAAAATATTTTGGTGTTTATTCTGACAACTTGTGTTACAATATTTATTTTTAACTGGTTGATTACAATTTAGACATTTATTCATATTTCCCTTTATTATAAATATCTGCGGAAATAACAAACGAACAAAAATCTTTCAGGTTTAATAAAATAATTTTGCAAATTTAACAAATATGTGGTATCTTTGCAATATGGAAAATAATATAAGACTCAATATTGTGGGTTCAGCTAGGCATGGGCTTGTAACTTTTTAATTTTTTGACATATTTATATATAAAGGTTATTTATGGAAACAACAAACATTTATATATTAATTGACCCAAGAAATAATATGGTTAGATACGTTGGAAAAGCTAATAATGTATCACAGAGGTATAAAGCTCATCTTAATCGTGCTAGAAAGCATCAGCAACATAAGGCTAACTGGCTTAAACAATTAAAGAGTTTAGATTTAAAACCGATAATTGAGGTGATTGATGTTGTACCAATTGATAATTGGATTTTTTGGGAAACGTATTGGATATCGCAATTTAAAGCTTGGGGTTTTGATTTAGTTAACTATACAAATGGTGGTGATGGTTGCACCTTTGCAAATCAAACAAGTTTTAAGACTGGTCATAAAGTTTGGTTAGGTAAAAATCATAGTGATGAAACTAAAAAAAAGATTGGTGAAAATAATTTTTTTAAGGGTAAACCAGCACATAATCGTAGAGCGGTAATTCAACTAGATTTAAACGGTAACGTAATAAAAAAATGGGATTATGCTAAATTAGCAGCTTCTGAAACAAACTCATTAAGTAGTAAGATTATTGATTGTTGTAGGAATAAAAGAAAAACACATAACAAATATAAATGGAAATATTATGAATAAAACAAATGAAATTAAATTATTAATCATAGGTCACATGCGTAGTGGTAAAGATACACTAGCAGAAATCCTAAATGAAGTTTACGGACTTAAATTCATATCGTCATCACAAGCTTGTGCTGATATCTTTATATATGATGAAATGAAGGATAAATACGGTTATAAGACACCAGAAGAATGCTTCTTAGATAGGGTAAATCACAGAGCAGAATGGTATCAAATGATATGTGATTATAATAAAGATGATAGAGCTAGATTGGCTAAGGAAATCCTTAAGTATAATAATACATATGTTGGTATGAGAGACCATGATGAAATTGAAGAATGTCGTAAACAAGGCTTATTTGATTTAATCATTTGGGTGGATGCCAGTGGAAGACTTCCAAATGAAGACTCAAATTCTTTCAATATTACCAAAGATGATGCTGATATTATTATTGAGAATAATGAAAGCTTAGAAAGATTTAGAATGAAAGCCTTAAACTTAGGTAAATTCTTAATAAAATAAACTATCAAGTTTATTGTGGAATTTTAATTTTATTTGGGATATTTATAAGATATCCCATTTTTTTATGAAGAATATTATTAAAAAGTTATTACGAGAAAATGCACAAGATGAATGGACCAATTCAAAAAAGAATTTGGTACAAACTTTTGAATTCAAAAATTTTGATGAATCAATGGACTTTGTGAATAAAGTTGCTAAAATAGCTGAAAAGCAAGAACATCATCCTGATATTGAAATAAAGTATAATAAGGTTAAAATATCAATAACGGACCACGAAAAGGGTAATGTATCTGAGAAATGTCATAAACTAGCAAAAGCCATTAATAAAATATAATTTTATGAACGTACAAGAACAAATAAGTAGAATGAAAGAATTAATGTTATCTGAAGAAATGGTACAATCAGATGCATGGAAATCAATAAAAAAAACAATAGACATTCTTAAAAAAAATAAAAAAGTTTTATTATTAAGTTGTTCCAATAGATATAATTGGGATGAAAATGACATTGACATACCAAAATCAAAAATGATTGCGATGTATATCAATGAACAATTAGGTGATAAATCAGAACTTATTGACATTACCGACCTTAAAATTTTTCCATGTGAAGGTAACGTGTCTAGAAAAGATGGCAATACGTGTGGCATATTAAAATCCAAGCTTGATGATAAAGAAAAAAATCCATCAGGTAACCATAGATGCTGGGCCAGCGTTAATAATAAGTCAGACGAATTATGGAAAGTATCAAAAAAGTTATTTGAATCAGACGTAGTTGTATTTTTTTCTTCAATAAGATGGGGTCAAACAAATATGTATTACCAGAATTTAATTGAAAGATTAAATTGGTTAGAAAATAGACACACAACACTTGGAGAATCAAATATAATAGCAAATATTGAAACTGGATTTATTTGTGTCGGTCAAAATTGGAATGGTGAGAATGTTAACGAAGTACAAAAAAAAGTACATGAATTTTATGGGTTTAAACCTAACGATAATTTATATTGGAATTGGCAATACACCAAAGATGCTAACGATGAAACAAAAAAATCATACGAAAAATCACATGATAAATTTATAAAAGACACCAAAATTCCAGAATCAAATGACTAACGTAAAATAATTTATAAAAAAGTTTAAAATAAATTTGATAATTCAAAAATAGTTCGTATATTTGCATTGCAATCGTAAGAAAAGCGTTAAAACAAAAAAAACAAAAAAAGTTTAAAATAAATTTGACAATTCAAAAACTTTTCGTATATTTGCATATATTTATTAAAAGCAAAACCACATAACAATGATTACAAATAATATACATATGAATTCGATTAGTTGGAGACGTAATAGTCGTTCAAACGGAGGAGTTATGCTTATTGGTAACATTGATAATTGAGAAATCAATTAGAAAAGAAAATACTAAAGCCTCTGACTCGAAAGAATCAGAGGTTTTTTTTTACCATGTCAGAAACTAGATACAAAAAATTAGGTGAAGTAAAACAAAAAGACTTAAATAAAGACTTTGATGTGGTTTATGATAAGTTTAAAAAGATAGCTTTAGATGCAGGTTTAACTGGAGATTTAAAGTTTATAAAAGAAAGAGGTAAAGTATTAATTTACGTTGCTCTTTGATAGATGGGAAAATACATGGGTATAGTGTAATTGGCAGCACGACAGATTCCAAACCTGTTAGTTGGGCATCGTTGGCTCATACCCATGCAAATTAGTTCTTTGATTTATAATATTAGTGATAATGTCAAGATATTTTTTACAAGTTGATGATTTAACATATTTTTGAGATGATGTATCAATAATACATAAATCTATTTTAGCATCATGACAAGCTTTTGATTTGGATATATCATTTTTTTGTGTTTGAGTTAGTTTATCAACCCCATATATTGGTTCATAATGAAATATACCATTCAATTCAATTGCAAGATTAAGTAGTGGAATGTAAATATCTAGTTCGGAACCAATTTTATCCTTTTTATTATAGTCTATATTTAAATTAGGATAAATAAGGGTTAATTGTTCTTCAAGATAAATTTCGAGTTTAGAGCGTCTGTTACCATAAGATTTATGTTTATTATTGTAAGTAGCTGCACATGAGCGTGAACAAAAATTATTTTTGGTTTTTTTAATTTCACATAATTTTTTTTCAAATTGTATATTACAAGTTAAACAATTAACTATTTTAAATTTTAATTTAACGCTTAACGCACATTTTGACGAACAAAAATTACCAGAATTTGTGTTATCTGATTTATAATCTTTGTTATTAATCCTATTAATAACTCTTTTTAATTTATAAAATGTTGTATTACAGATAATACATTCACATGGTAATAAATCATTAGATTTAGCGTTTTTGAATTGTTCTTTGGTGTAAAGTGGTTTCATGATTTGTATTTATAATATATATCAGATATTTAATAAAAAGAACATTTTCAAATCCATTCTTGTGTGCAAATTGGAGAGGTAGCCTAATGGTAAGGCAGCACTCTTGAAAAGTGCCGTGTCGGCGAAAGCTGGCTTCTGGGTTCGAGTCCGAGTCTCTCCTCCGAATTACCCAAAGGGTAGTTCTCTGGCTAGGACAGCCGTAAAGTCCCACTCTATTGAAAGGATAGAGTTATATGGTGGTTATGGTGTTAGCGGATAGCACGTTTGGTTGTGAGCCAGAAAGGGCCGATTCGAATTCGGTTAATCACCCACTTGACTTTTTTGTACTTTCTGTATATTTATTTATATGGGAAGACAAAAAGCAAATATACATTATCTTTACAAGACAACTTGTAAGGTAACTGGAAGATACTATATCGGAATGCACAGTACCAATAACCTTGAAGATGGTTATATGGGTTCTGGAAAGCGATTAAGGTATAGCCTAAGAAAGCATGGTAAAGAAAATCATGTTAAAAATATAATAGAATTCTTTGAAAGGAGAGAGTTATTGATTGAAGCTGAAAAAAAAATTGTTAATAAAGAGCTACTTTCTGATATAAATTGTATGAATCTATGTGTTGGTGGTGAGGGTGGTCGAGGATTTACACCTAATGAACAAAAAATTAACGCTATTAAATCTAATGAAAAACAAAAAATATTAAGAGAAACAGATTCAGAATGGGTTAACAATCGAAAAAAAAACGTGATTAAGTCTTTAATAAAACAGTATGAAGAGGGTAAAAGAAAAAAAGTTAGATTTTTCGATAATACTGGTGTAAAACACTCTTTTGAAACAATTCAAAAGATGAAAAAAAGTAAAAATAGAGGTGATAAAAATTCTCAATACGGAACACAATGGATAACCAACGGTACTGAGAATAAAAAAATTAAGAAAGATGCTGATATACCAGCAGGTTGGTATAAAGGTAGAAATTTTAATAATTAGTATATGTATAGTAAAAGAAAAATACCTTTTGTTCCGAAACAACAAAGATATTGTGAGGAAATTGGATTTCATAAGTTATCAAAATTTTGGATAATTTTATTTGGTTTATCAATAATTGGATTATGTGTTTATATTTTATTTTAGACTAAGAATATTAATCCACCCCAAGTTTAGGAGCTCGTACCTCCAGTCCCTTAATATGACTGAAAAACTACGAAAATGGGTGTCTAGCTCAATTGGTTAGAGCACTGCTCTGATACGGCAGCGGTTGATGGTTCGAGTCCATTGGCACCCACAACATTGTGTTCTGGTCGATTGGTTAAGGCACCACCCTGATAAGGTGGGCTCGAAAGAGCAATAAGGGTTCGAATCCCTTGGACACAACATATGGGCAGGTACCGTTGGAATCTTATACATTCTATACACGTAGTGGTACGTTGAAAACGTGGGTTCGAATCCCACTCTGCCCACAGAAGATTGTGAATAGCCTGTCAATGGGTCACACACGGTTTAAAACGTTCATTGACACCTATGGATTGTTAGCTCAGAGGCAGAGCGGTTGGTTGTTAACCAACGGGTCGGGATTTCAAAATTCTCACAATCCGCAACATGCCGACATATCTCCTCGCTCTCATAAGGCGTTGAAAGAGTAGATGGTCACACGTGGGTTCGATTCTCACTGTCGGC